TAATTTGAATTATGAAAGAAAATCGAAGAAAAACTTTATCTCTATGCTATAATGAGAGAAATAAAACATTCGGGAGAGGGGGTATTTAGTCTAATGATTTTTTATAACTTATTAGAGTCAAGGTCAAGGTCAAGATCAGGGGCAAGGTCAGGGGCAAGATCAAGATCAGGGTCATGGTCAAGATCATGGTCAAGATCATGGTCAAGATCAGGGTCAAGATCATGGTCAAGATCAAGATCAGGGTCAGGGTCATGGTCAAGATCAGGGTCATGGTCAGGGTCATGGTCAGGGTCAAGATCAGGGTCAAGATCAGGGTCAAGATTAGGGTCATATTAGGATTAAGATTGTATTTGCATTTGTATTTATAACTAGAAAAAAAGGAGATCGGGATGAAAAAACGAACCATTGAAGTATCTGAAGAAACATATTGTAAAATAAAAGATCAATTGGCACAGGATTCTACTAAAGAAATTAATAATCTTGATGATTTGATTGGGGAATCATTCTTTTTTAGAGCTGTTAATTATCATTTGGTGGGTATGGTTGATTCACGTTTGAGTGGTACTAACATTTTAAAATTAGTAGATGCATCGTGGGTTGCAGATAGTGGTAGATTTATGAATGCAATTAAAGAAGGGTCGTTGTCTGAAGTAGAACCAGTAGGTGAAGCATTTATCAATATGGATACAGTAACCGACTTCTTCCCTTGGGTTCACAAACTGCCAGACAGACAGAAATAATTGGATAGGAGGAAATTAAATTCAGTTGGACCTATTCTGATTTTGCACATCACGGGCATAGATGGAAATTTACTGCTTTTATCTGTGGCCGAGTGCAATATTATTATTCAAAGTTCAAAAAATAATTGTTGACCTACCAAACCTTGCTACACTTGGAATATGGAAAACAGTGAATCAAATATAAAGTGTAATAAATTGTTAGAGTCATTTGGTTCCGCAAGGACCAAAGCGCTGCCTGTTGCGTCATTAAAGCTCGAACAATACTTAAATCCCCAACTCAGACGTCAAAAACCTGTTTTGGGGATTTTTTATGGTATCGATAACAAAATATTGGGCCTGGGCCGACCCACGAATGCTGTAAAACACGGCGAATTCGTTAAATGGGACTAATGTGCCATCTGATTTTAATTACCTACGGTATCAATATAAATAATAACTCTGGTAAATATCAAATCCTTTAGAAATAAAGGAGCTGTGCTGCTCAGTACCATAACAATTAGGTAAAGTGATGCAGAAGCAGGGGTGGAGAAATAGCTGACGACTATTTCAGAAATACGGAGATTACCTCAGTATAAGAACTCTCCCATAATAATATTTTATTATAACTATGTTTTACAATTTACGCAATATATTACTTTTAAATATCTCTGATCAGAACCTTTTCCTTGTTAGTTTTTTGAACAGAGCACTTAACAAACTGGTGATATTATGGTTAAAATAAATATTACTGCGACAGAGGTTAAATATAGGAAATATGTTAAAGATAGAGAAAGAATCAAATATTGGGTGGATCGAACCAGACACATTGATCAACGGGGATTGCCTGAGAGTCACAGAACGCATTTTAAATGACTCTATTGATCTGGTGATTACATCTCCTCCTTACGATAACTTAAGAACATATAATAGTTCACTCGAATGGAATGAAGACATATGGAAAGCAATCATTCAAGAGCTTTTCAGAGTGACAAAAAATGGCGGTGTAGTGGTCTGGGTTGTTGGCGATGCAACTATTGATGGAAGTGAAACAGGCACATCGTTCAGACAGGCGTTGTATTTCAAAAAGGTAGGATTTAATCTGCATGATACGATGATCTATAATAAACCGAATTTCTCAGCCGTTGGCGCATTACAAACAAGATATGCACCAACATTTGAGTATATGTTTGTATTGACAAAACATAAAATAGGAATCTTCAATCCAATAAAAGATAGGTTATGCAAGACAATCGGGGCAGTAAAAAAAGGCACCATAAGATGTCGGAACGGCGATATGAAAAGAATGAGTAATGAAGGCCGGGTTCAGCCAGAATATGGACAAAGATTTAATGTCTGGGATATATCACCACAAACATTGAAAGGTGCTCACCCAGCGCCATTCCCAGAGCAACTAGCCCATGATCATATAATATCTTGGAGCAACAAAGGCGATACTGTTCTCGATCCAATGATGGGATCTGGAACAACTGGTAAAATGGCGAAGATAACGAACCGCAAATTTATCGGCATAGAAAAAGACGTAGATTACTTTGAAATCGCAAAGAACAGAATAGAAAATCCAAATTACAGACCATCAAAACCAAGGAGAAGAGAACAACGTCCAGGTCTATTGCCTTGGGATGAATTGGATTTAGAGATAAAATCTTAGATGAAAGGAGATATAATGACACTGAAAGATACGACGTATGTTCATGTAGCCGATGGTAAATACACAGTTGTACTAGGAGATAACAAGTTCCGTGCATTACGATACGGAGAAGAATGGCGTGACTGTTGTGGTGATAACTTAATTTTTTATCTTGCAACTGAGTTAGATGAAGCCAGAAAAGAAGTCATTGAATTACAAAAGAAATTGTTGAATAAATAACTTCTGGAGTTCTTTTATGAAATGGAAAAATAACATACCAATGACTGATGCAGAGATAGCGCATATAACACTATTGCGAAAATGTGGTTGTAAATGTGAATTACCTCTACTTGAATATATTCCAAATCAAGGACCACGTTGTAGAATGTGTGGTATCGAAGCTTTTGAGGAACAATCAGATGGTGTAGAATGCCCAAATACCAAATAAATTCCATATTGAACATGACAGATAAAGGAATAAGCGATGTTAAATAAAATACAGTACTGGATTGTAAGAAGATGGCTACGGAATTCAGTTATTTCCATAATCAAAAAAGATAATGGTTATACAAATATTCAGATATTTCACCCAAAATACGGGTTTAGTATTATCCATCCAACTGAGGAACATGGTAAAATTGATAGCGAGGCTGGATTTACATCTTTATCAGGTTATGTTGGAGCTAGAAAATAAACTCTTGGTTGGAAGGTAGTGCGTAATGGCTAAAACCAGAAGAGACCGAGTACCCATCGATAAATTAATGGCGAAATATGCTAGATGGATGCGTAATGGTGGTGCTACTTTTCATGAGCAGGTCACAAACTATTTACTATCTGACTTATGTAAACAACAAAATCTCACTATGAAAAACCAAAAAATATTTTGTAATAAACTAACAAACAAATGGTATATAGTCGATTTTTGGATAGAGGAATTGCAACTGGTTATTGAAATCGACGGTAGCAGCCACAATAAAACAAAAAAATACGATGCCATTCGCACAGAGTTCTTAGAATCAGTTGGAAATAAAGTGGTCCGTTTCAAAAATGCTGAAGTTGAAACTTTACAATTTAGAGATATGCTGTTAAAAACAATTAAAGATGGTTGCACTCCGTTACATGATACTGAATATTATTTAAAATCAGATGAGGAGCATACTAAACAGAAAGTAAAACGTAAAAAGAACTCAAAAACCAGTAGGAGACAGAAACGCCTTGCCAAAAAAGAGAAACTTACCAAAAAACGTAAGGATACAGGCATCATTAGAAAAGCAAAATAAATATTACTGCGTCAGAGGTTAAATATGCAACAGAGAGAAGCAGTTTATGAAGAGATAACAGCAGAGAATATATGCGGAGATGGATTACCATTGGATGTATTTTTATTTGGATCATACCCTTGTTACAATCAACCAATCAAAGACATGTGTGATGATAAAATAGTCAAACGTACTTCTTGGAATACATGGAAAAGAATTTCAAAATAAACCCTTGACTTCACATCCAAAAGGTATATACTAATTATATTCACAAGGAGGGATTTATAATATGAAACGAATTTCATGGCATCTGAGAGAACAGCAAATTGAAGCACTGCGGAGTAAATCACGGGAAACAGGCTTATCTGTTGCTGAATTGATTAGGAGATCTATAGATGCATATTTAAAAGAATAAATTATAGCTTGCTTTAGCGCCTCTCTGCAGGAGGTCAATGGAGTTGGATGCCTATTTCATCCAACTTCAAGCTAAAGCAATTTAAACCTAAATAGGAGGTTTTAATAATGCGTGCTAAAAATAAAACGAACATTGTTGATTTCCAAAAGCAGAAAGCTAGACTTTTACGTCGTAGTAAAATCCCAAATAGGCTGTCGTTTGATCAATTAATAATTAGATCTACAAACGATGCATTAATTCTCGCTGAGGCGGAAGTTAGGGATGCTGCAATACAGACCACAATGTCTGAATCTGGGGTAGAAAGACGGGTATTCCTCGCACGTATTAATATAATCAAAGAAGTATGCAAACAAACCTCTATCAGAAGCAACTTCATTTCCAAGAATTGGCCAGCAGAGGCTACTTACCTTAGTAAAAACAAATTTCCATATGCATGGATGCTAACCCCAACAATTCAGAAGGCACTCAATAGGCATAAACCATTGGTCCCGTTATTAGGTTATCTTCATACTATGGGTAAAGAAGCAACAAGAGATATGAAAGAAGAAATGAGAGCCTTGGCAGATAATAAAAAATTCAATGGGCATCCAATATCATGTTTTATCGCAAATAAGGATTTTTATGGAAATGTGACAAGTGCCGTTGGAATAGATGAACGTTCAGTAAGAAGATACATATGGACATTATTTAAAACTGACATCTTAGAATTTGTAAAAATGTATAAAGGAAATGTCAGAATATTTAGCTTTGGCTATTATACTCAGTGGGATGGTCGCGATCAGCATAGATCCTACATAAAAGAAACCACAAAGTACAAAAGAGCATTACGTGAATTTGCGCTTGCTAACTAAAAAGTTCAACTGGACATGTGTCCGGTTACATATGCCGGTTGAACTTTGAAAATACAGTCATAGAGCGGGTCTTGAAGAAGTAAACGGACATTTGGAAAATTAACGAAATATCAACCAACTGTGTGAAATTATTATGAAACTGCGACAAAAAATAGAGGCTCGACTAACCGACCGTAATACAGCGCCTGTGTACACGCCCTATATATGTTCCATTGAAACAACGAGTACCAAACAACCGGTACAGACGTTATTCCAATTCCACATATATTATGTTGTTTTTCAAACAACAGCTAAAAAGGTCATACATCTTGGGATACAAGCGGAGCGCAAAACGCCGTCCTACATAACAACAGCATTGAATGTCGGCTACGCCTCCATCAAGCATGTTGTTATTGACTGTTTGTTGTGTCGCTACGCTCCACAGCCAAACAGGGAAAAGCATTTTGATATTTCAATATACATATTGGGATACCAAAAGCGCAGCCTCCGAGCGTTATGTGAAAATAACACGCGTTTTCACTCAGAAAAATGCTATACTATTGGGAAATCAGCAAAGCGCTGTGCTTTATTTGTATAGGATAGGCGTAGGGCTCAAATACAGCGATGAGAATCGTCGTTCTCTTAAAACAGGTATATTGGTATAGCTTTTACGCTTGCTGTTGATTCTCGGGCTTCTCAGAGCTTCCTACGCGCCAATCGCATATAATTACACTAAGAGGTTTCCTTGATGTTTGAATTTAATGTTTTGAGTTTATTTGATGGAATGAGTTGCGGTCAGCTGGCGTTGCGTCGAGCTGGGATCAAATATGACAACTATTATGCGTCAGAAGTAGATAAATACGCCATCAAAGTAACGCAGACGAACTTTCCAGACACAATTCAGTTGGGCGATGTTAGGCAAGTGAAAGGTGCTAATCTTCCAAAAATAGATCTGTTGATGGGAGGTTCGCCGTGCCAAGGGTTCAGCTTTGCTGGTGCTGGTTTAAACTTTAGCGATGATAGAAGTAAGTTGTTTTTTGAATTTGTGCGCCTACTTGATGAATGTAAGCCAAAATATTTCCTGTTGGAAAATGTAAAGATGAAGAAAGTCTACAAAGATATCATATCAAGCTATATGGATGTGCGTCCAATTCAAATTAATAGCGCATTGGTGTCTGCACAAAACAGAGTCCGCCTGTACTGGACGAATATAGCTGGCGTCAAGCAGCCAAAAGATAAGGGAATCCTATTGAAAGATATTATTGAGCATGGGTCCGTCCGCCAAGACAAATCATATTGTATTGATGCTTGTTATTTTAAAGGTGGGAGTTTTAAGAATAAAGCAGAAAAGTTAGAAAAAGGGTCTAATGATTTTAAACAATTGGAATTAAGATTGATGGTTTTTGAAAAGCCGCACGGATGGAATACTGGTGGAATTACTGGGAAGGATAAATTTGGTAGTTTGCGAGAATGCACAAGTGGTAATTATGCAATATTAGATAATATATGGAAGTATAAGAGTGATGAACCTTCCAGGTTAAATGAAAAAGCAAGTACAATCAGGAGCAATGCTGGTGGAATAACAAGAGGTATCGGAGTTTATAATCAAGATAAATCCAATTGGCGGAAGCTAATACCAATTGAGTGTGAAAGACTACAGACTGTGCCTGATAATTATACTAATCATGTAAGCAACGCCCAACGTTACAAGATGTTGGGCAATGGTTGGACTGTTGATGTGATTGCACATATCCTCAAAAATCTTTATAAAAAGCCGAGGGATAAACAACCAGTCGGTCTTTTCCCTCTGCACGAGATTTTAGAAGTGAATAGCGAAAGCAATAGTTTAACGATAAAGGAGAGCGTATGAAACAAGAATTCAACATCCTTTCACTTTTTGATGGAATGAGTTGCGGTCAGCTGGCATTGCGTCGAGCTGGAATCAAATACGATAATTACTATGCGTCAGAAGTAGATAAAGATGCAATTACTATTACACAGAAGCGTTTTACAAATACGATTCAGTTGGGCGATGTCACCAAAGTTAAAGGCGTTGATCTTCCAAAAATTAAGTTGCTCCTTGGTGGAAGTCCGTGCGTTGGATTCTCGACATCTGGTAAAGGTTTAAATTTTGAAGATCCTCAGAGCAAGCTATTTTTCGAGTTTGTGCGTTTACTTGATGAATGTAAGCCAAAATATTTCCTGTTGGAAAATGTAAAGATGAAGAAAGAATGGGAAAATAAAATATCTGAATATCTGAAAACACGCCCAATTAGAATAAATAGTGCGTTGGTATCCGCACAAAACAGAGAAAGGCTCTATTGGACAAATATTCCGAATGTAAAGAAACCAATAGATAGATGCATTTATTTACAAGATGTGCTAGAAGATATTGACGATTCTTTCTATAACGCTGTGCCTGTTGATGGTGAAATTGCGAGAAGGCTTCATATCCCAGATAGTAAAAAACAGATATTACTGAATATTAATAATAGTAATACCGGTATGAGTGGTAGGGTTTTGAGTAATTTGTCCAAAAAGAGTCATGCACTTACTGCCTCTGGAAGTAATTGGATAAAATATGGTTATATTGTTTTTGATAAAGATAATGAGCCTACTACTCTCATGTGGCGTAGACTCACTGTTACAGAATGGGAGCGCCTACAAACGGTACCAGTTGGATATACTGGCGGATTACAAGTTGGGAATAGGTGTAAATTAATAGGGAATGGATGGACTGTTGATGTTATATCGCATATTCTCAGAAAGATTAAAAACGGTCCTATACCTAAAAGAAGGCGTGATCTAGGTCTTTTTCCTACTTTCTAAAAAATAATTTGTATAATAATTTGATTCTGTGCTATAATAAAGGAAAAGAAAGCGTATTGGGTGCATTCATCGAGAGTGTGCTGATTGAAATGACCATAAATCACACTAAACGAGGTATTAGATGAGTAAGAAGTCGTATAGCTACAATGAGTTAAGCGAAAAGAAATGCATGAAATGTGGTAAGCCTCTTAAAAAACGCATAGCGTTGGAACATCCAAATATTACTACATGCTATCGTTGCTTTAAAGGATTACCTCCAACTGAAGTAAAAGAGTAGGCGTTGTGGCGTGTTCTAATTCTCCGTACCATCGCTGGCGTTTTCCTTTATTTTCCGCCAGCAAAATAGCAGTACACTCCTTTCATATTTTTGATAAATCCTGTCATGGACCATCCAGAACGCAACGGAGAAAAGGGTGGCTCATCAAAACTTTCCAACAAATTAAAATTTAACGTAGATTTCCAACTATTATTAATTAGGGGGATTCATGCAGACATTTTTGCCTTACACAGATTTTGAGGAATGCGCAAAAGTATTGGATAACAAAAGACTTGGAAAACAGAGACTTGAATGCATGCAAATATTAGATTCATTGGAAAATGGTGGCGGATGGAGTAATCACCCAGCTGTAAAAATGTGGAAAGGACACGAAGATTCCTTAAAATATTACATGAACTGTATGATTATCGAATGGATCGATAGGGGTTTCAAAAACACCATTCCTTTGAATGAATTGAAACAAGATGCTACAGTACCAGATTGGGTGGATAGTAAACTTACATTCTCGCACAGAGCAAATCTACAAAGAAAGGATATGAAGTATTACCCTTGGAATGGTATTGACACCGACGCTCCTTATTGGTGGCCTACTGGATTGAAAAGTAAAGCTAATGATAAGAGAATGCGAGAATACTACATTGATTTTATTTAGAAAGGAGACTAGATGTTAAGCAATATCATGAAGGCTGCCGAATATCTTGAAGTTCCCGAAGATAATTTGAAAGAATTTGAAGTATTAGATACATTTAATAATATTGAATTAAAAGGTGTTATTTGTAGACGTTCTGATTATAGATATGGCTCAATGGTATTATTTGAAGTAGATAACGAAATAATTACTCCACAAATTATTTATGGAACTCCAAAATTACATTACCCTTTTGATAAGAAAGGCGTCTTTCATTGGCCTAAGATTAAACAAGTTCAACTATGGGACAAGCTAGATGGTACTAACATTTTGGCATATCACTATTGGAATAAAGAAGGAACAAGATTTTTAACATATAAAACAAGGTTAGGTCCAGTGTTATCTGATACTGTTTATGGTCCTTTTTTAAGTATGTGGAAAGAATTATTAACAGAAAATAAATGGATTGAAGACGTAATAGATAATAATCTTGTATTTAATTTATCTTTTGAATTATATGGTACGAGGAATCCAATAACAATTTATTATGATATCTCATTAGCAACAAAATTACTTTTTGGTGTAGATAGATTTGATTATAGTATCGTACCTCCAAATAGGTTAAATATAAATTGTTTAATAGATACTTGTATACCAAAGAGGTACAATTTTACTGTCGATGATGTAACTGAATTATATCAGTTTGTACGGACAGAGATGTCTAAGAGCAATTGCAATGGGTTGATACAAGAAGGAGTTGTGTTCTACGCTGATATTGGGGAACGTTCTTGGAAAATGTTTAAATGCAAACCGGAAGAAATTGAAAAGATACATTGGGCTGCTTCTGGCGTAATTCAAAAACGAGCTATTTGGAACACGATAATTAACGCATTTGAAGATATTGAACCAGATTTGGAGTATATATTAGAATTATTAAAAGAAGAATATTCAGATAAGATGATCTTTACATCCAAACCAAGAATCAAAAATATATTTAGAGATGTATTGAAGCATATGCAAGATACAAAAAGGATAAACGATGCATATGTGATTGCAAAAGAAAATGGGTTTGATTTGAGTAAAGATAAAGCGGAAACATTTAGATTTTTGAGTAAATATTTTAAAAAAGAAGAAATGAAAAAAGTAGGCACTGTATTATTAAGATGATTGATAATATCCTAAAGGCAGAAATAAAAGAGGCTGAGAAGTCTAATTTTAAGCATAGGCACGGGTGGCTCATTAAAACTTTCCAAATAAATTACAATATCAAATGTTTGTGTATATCGCGATCGCACGGGTGCGCTGATTGAAATGAAGCTAGATAAAAAGTACAAAAGATGGGTAGATAGTTTACATGCTGAACAAAAGGCGATCGCACCTTGCGCGGGTGCGCTGATTGAAATCTGGTCGTCAGAATCAATAAAGCTGGGAAACTACTAAATTTAAAACCATGTAGTTTGTGTAGAGGGCTGATTAATGATGTTGGAATATCCAATGTGTATTTTTCAGATGATTTTGGGAAAATATGTTATTTAGAAGGAACATTGGGGAAACAGTGATGAATATGGTAATATGGGAAGAACATACTGACATATCTGCTAAAGAGATTCGGCCTGATACAAACATTTTCAGCTTTTTCCAGGGCGAACCTATTTATAAGGTACTCCTTAATGGTAAACAGGTCTACGAAACAAGAGATGCGGCGGACCGTGACTTTTTCATTGCGGAGCTGGAGGCGCAGATCAAACATAGAAATTAATTTTGATGTCCTAGATGATTAAAATCGGGACTGCTTTGAAAATAGCAGAGATGAAAAGAGAACAGAAGACATGCAAGTAATAGATTCTAAAAAGGATTTGGCATTTACAATTGAATATAATGAATGGAGAAAACAGAAGTACGCAGAAGAATTCATTAATAACTTGAATGAATCGGAACATCCAATGGTCATGCTGGCAAGGGTAATGCGGTTCTGTTACGAGGAGGGACAAAAAAATGGTATTTTATAAAATTATGAATAAAGATGGTCTTTTCTCGGACGGTGGAGAGAATGCCTATTTTAGCAAAAAAGGTAAAGAATGGAAAGAGATGCGATTCCTTAAGTCCCACATTACACGAATAATACAATGTGAAAATGAAGATGTTTACAGAGATTGCTTCCTATGTGAATTCGAATTCAAAGAAATAAGTAAGTTGAGTATTACTCCTGTTATTCAAGAGAAGAAATTGAAACTGATTGAGAAAGAGAAATTGGAAGAATCAAGGAACCAGAAATGGAAGGAACAGGAGGAACGCAAATTACTTAAAGAGTTGAATGAGAGACTTAGGAATCGGAAATGAAATAGTATTATTGAAAGGAGGATAAGATGGGACTTGTTTGTAGGTTGGAAGGCAGCTTAATACCTTTTGAGAGATGGAGTGCGCTATATGATGAAATGCCAAGTGAGTGTAAAGAGGTAGTAGATTCATGAGTGGCAAATCCTAGCGGCTATCAATATTCCTGGTATCGGGAGATCAATTAGTAAAATTCTATCCGAAGAATTTGGACTCGCTGGTCTAATTGAATTATGCCACAAAGCAAATTGTGTCAACGTACTATGCAACGTAGATAGTATTGATGAGAAGAGAGCCCACGACATTAAGAATGGTGTATTAAACAATGGGGAATATATTGCAAACCTTCGCAATCTCCTAACATTGAAAGGCAGTGACGTTGCTGAAAGCGAGCCGCTTCCTACTATATGTCTGACAGGCAAGTTTCCTGAGAAGAAATCATATTATTATGAAAAATTGAAAGGAAAATATGCTATAATGGATGTTGTTATGAAGGATTTTAATATATTGGTAGTAGCTGATCCGTCTAAACAGAGTTCAAAGCAACAGAAAGCAGGAAAGCAGGAAAGATGGGAATTAGCGTTATGCCCATTGATAATATGATGTTTTAACTGGAAGGAGAAAGGTGGCTGATCAGCATAACATTATGTTTTTGGAGGTACTTTATGGAAGTGGATCTCGATATAGATTTTGATGTGGAGCTGGCTTCAAAGTTTACTGAAATAGTTAATGATAGATGTGACAACGTTCCAGCAGCAATCGGCATTGTTTTGGCACAGGAAGTTTTCCTCCATACTTTGGGAAAAGTGGGTATTAATGCTTGCGCAGCTGGAAAGAGGTGTAGAGATCAATATCTGAAAGGAGGAGGAAAATGATGAGGGCTGGGGTATGAATACTGCACCAGAATTTGGTTGTGTGCATTTTATTGAAAAGGAGAAATAAATGGGAGTATGCAAAGTTTTAAGTGGGGGCAGTACAACAGAATATAAAATAATATCGACGCCAGATCCGTTTAAATTTAAAATAATAGATACAATCGACATTTCACCATTTGTTGTGGCCACTATTAAATATGAAAATTGTACCAACTTTAACGGCTACAAGATATGCGTTTTTAAATGTTCATCTAAGGAACTATATCAGTGTGAAAGCATAGATCCTCATTTTATAAGGTATTCTGAACCAATGCTAATCGCTAGATTCATGCCAACAAATGTTGGATTGGAAATGGCAAAGAAATTTTGTAAGACTGCATAAAGGAGAAAATCATGATTGACGCCGAACAGATTATTGGGAAAAAAGACAAGCGCATTCTGATGCTTGCTTCGATCTCGCACAAAAAAGGCCCCATGCTTATGGTGCATGCGTTCCATGCTATTCATGAGTATGATTCAAGTTTTACCCTGCATATAATCGGGGATGTGGCAGATCCTAGATTTGCCATCTTCCTCGATCATTCGATAGCCACACTTGGTTTGCAGAACAGCGTTGAATATTATGGAAAATTGGAACACGAAATAGTTGAAGAATTGCTTCCACATTTCTCATTTGTGCTATCAACTTCGCCAATTGAGGGAATGCCGTATAACATATTGGAATCACTACAAAAAGGACTCACCCCTTTGGTATATAATTGGGTGGGAGCAGAAGGATTATATCCCAGATCGTACATCTGGACTGACATACCAGGGTTGGTGAAAATGGTGGATGGTCATGTAAAGAATCCTCCAGATCCAGAAAAATACAAGAAATTTGTTAAAGAAAATTACAGTCAAGAACTGCAATTTGAAAAGTTGGACAAAATAGTTGAAGACCTATTAAAAGATGTTGAAAATAAGCCGAAAATCGAGAAAAACGGTACTGTTTCCGCAGTAATCGCAGTGCGAAATGGAGAAAAAACTATCAAGAGAGCAATTCAATCGCTTCAAAATCAGACAAAGCCATTGAAAAAGATTATCGTGGTAGATGATGTGTCTACTGATGATACTGCCGTGATAGTGCAGAGTATTGCTGAGAGGTCTCCAATTCCTATCCAGATCATCCAAAATACTAGCAATCAGTGGGTGTTCGCATCCAGAAATATTGGCTGTGACCATGTTGACTCTGATTACATTATGTTCCTCGATGCAGATGACTGGGTAGAAGAGAATTATGTTGAAAGCCTATCAAAAGTTTTTGATGAAAATGACGCAATCTCCGTTGTCTATCCCGACATGGTCTATTTTGATGAAAAAAATGAAAAAATATTCAATCAACCAGAATTTTCAGCTCAGACATTATCTAAATATAATTTTATTGCTTATTCTGCTATGCAGCGAACAGCATCCTTTAAAAAAATAGGAGGGTTCTCTGAACACATGAATGATTGTCGTAATCATTTAACTGAATGGGCATTATGGCTGGACTACGTTAAAGCCGGATTTGGTATTAAGCGATTTCCAAGTCCATTATTCCATTATTTTCACGATGACTCTGCCGATCAGATGAGTTCTGGGTACGAGAGGAGTCGCGACGACATGCAATTAGAACTTGCGCTCCACCTGTCAGACAATCATAATGAAATCCTGATGACTGGTAAGAAAAAGCGAATTGTTTTAGTTTGTCAGGGGAAGGACTATTTGGATCATTCCAAGGTCGGTTTTGAATTAATGACTTGGTATAAACCATTAGAAGAATTTGGTGATGTGTTTGTATTCCAGTATGATGTTGAAATGAAGCATTATGGTAAAAGTGCTATGCAAGACAGATTAAGAGCTTTTGTGAATCTGATTAAACCTGATTATGTCTTTCACCCAACTTATAAAGCCGACGTTCTTCCGATCATTTGGGCTGAACTTAGCGCATTTTATAATACAATTGCATGGAATTCTGACGATGATAGACGTTATGATGATTTTACTAGAGATTACTGTAGGAATTTTAAATATTCAATAACTACTTATGAGCACATCTATAATAGAATGACACATCAAGGACGTATTCTGAGCCAGTGGGGAGCTAATCAATTCTATTTTAAACCAATAATAGATACAAAATTATTACAGAGCAATACATGGAAAGCGAAAACAATAGATGTTAGTTTCGTTGGTCAGAGACACACCAATAGATTGGATATGTTAGGTGGGTTGCCTATAGAAAAATACGGTAGTGGGTGGGACTCTGGTTTTGTTGATTTCAAAGAAGTTGGGAAGATAATAGCTTCTAGTAAAATTAGTATCGCCCCATCAATGGGAGTAGCTGGACGACAATTGAAGCTCCGCCCGTTTGAGATCGCAGCTTGTGGTACTCTTTGTTTGTGCGAACAGATGCAAGGAATTGAAGAATATTTCGTTCCTGATGAAGAGATTGTTTTGTTTGATACACGAGAAGAACTGAAAGAGAAAATTCAATACTATCTGGAACATAATGAAGAACGAACGGCTATTGCACAGGCGGGCTATCAGAGGACTGTAAAAGATCACCTATGGTCTAATCGTCTGAAAACTATTTTCAAGATTATAGACAGGGGTGCTAAATGAAAGGGACAACAACGGATGGTAAAAGGATTGTATATCCACCAATAGTTCAAAATGGAACTGGTATTATAAGTGTTTTATTAGCGGAAGATGAAGAAGTGGTATGGTATTATTCACATTCATTAGAAGGAACAACAATAACAGGATATACTATTGTAAAGAAAGGAGAATAGAATATGAGTTCAACAACGTGCACAAGGGTGGACTGTAGCAATAATGGAAATAAAAGGTACTCACCTAAATATGGGAATATATGTGATGAGTGCTTTGAAGAACTTGTTACGCAATTTGGCGAAGGTGCTAATGTACTAGCATTTCTCAATTCTGAAAAATCAGATATTAATAGGACTGCAGCAAGAGCAAGGTTTGAAATTGAGTTCCCGCTGATTACGTAAGAATTGATGTTTTAGATAATTACAAAGGAGGAGAACAGTTGATGAAATATAACACAAAGCATAATTTTGAATCTGATATATTGAATCTCTTGGGTTTGGGAGACAAACATATTATGTGGTTGGAACTACGTTTAGCCTTTAATGATGTTCCAAAAGTCAAATGTGAATATGAGATTCATGATGGTGGTAAGATGGTGGCAAGAGATGGTAATATCGTGACTGAGGAGAAGCATTATAAAGTAATTCTTGAAGAAATTAAGGAGGGCTGATGGATGAGATTTTACTATTAGTGGTTTACTCGATTTCGCCTGTTGATGGTAGTAAGCGGCTTTTTATAAAAGAGTTTGTGTTTTCCCAACAAGCAGCTGCAATTGTTTTATGGAATTATGGAATTCACGCACATCTAATAGAGATGGGAGCTTACTTAGCATCATTGTATAATATTAATTTAGACACAAAGGAAATCAAGACTGTAAATATCCCAGCCATTGAATTTAAGGAGGACAGCTAGTGGATCTATTAGAAGCCATGATAATACTACAGGACATTGAGTGGATCGATTTTGGAGAAGGCGTAAAGATGAAGTTAAGTCCTTTTATCCGTGATAATCCGCCGATATTAGATTGGGTCGGCGTTGAAGAGGGTGGAAAAGAGGTTCCCTACTCCAAAGAAAATGCAATTATGTTTTTAACTAAATATAAACATTTTGCTGATTTTGTATTTAGTTATACTGGTGATAGAAATCAATTACCAGTTGGAGAAATCAAGGAAGGAGAGGAGAAAAGAAATGATAAAGAAAGTAGAAAAGAAACAATCGTCAACAAGTAAATTGTCTGCGTACAGGAAAGATCGTAAGCTTAAAAATAAACCAATAAAAGAATCAAGGCGCAGGAATCGTTAAAGGAGATCAAATGGATTGGGAAAATAACTTAATAGAGGCGTTAGAGAGGCATATAAAGGAAGATCCACCTAGCGACACGCTGTATGATCAGCAATTCTTTGAAAACTTGCGCAAGTATCGCCCTGCTTATCATTTTCTGGCGGATCTAATAGTAAAACACATAAAGCCAAAATCAGTTATTGATTTTGGATGTGGATGTGGATTTATCCTAGAAAGATTACTGATGCGTGGAATAACTGATGTGTTGGGGATTGAGGGTAGTGAAGAAGTACGTCCTTTTATTCCAGAATCACTCATTGATCATATAGGAATAGCTGATGTTTTATTGGTCGATTCTATTGGGTATGATTTAGCTATCACAATTGAAGTCGCAGAACATATCGAGGAAAAGAACGCCGCTAGATTTGTGAACAATATCTGTAACGCATCAGATAACCTGATTTGGTGGACAGCGGCTGCTCCAGGACAGGGCGGAACTGGACATATAAACTGCCAGAGCCTCTGTTGGTGGGTTGATGTGTTTGAAGATGTCGGACTATTTGAACCTGATTGGGAGCGCACCTATCATTTGAAACAGGAGATGCTGCAAAATCACCAACTGTCTTTGGGATTCCCATGGCTTAGGGATAATTTCATGCTAATGAGGAAAATATGAAGATAATAGAGCAATCCTGGCAATGGATACAGAAACCAGAATTACCACTTGAACTAATAGAAAAAGCTGGTAGGACTTGCTATAAATCAGAAGATAAAATTACAGAAGGATCAGCTAAAAAATTTGTAGAAATGGTTATTAAACGTGGGCATCATTCTGTGATTGAGCACGTTACTGCTTCTGTTAAGTTTATTACTAACCGTGGAGTGCTTGCGGAACTCACTAGACATAGGTTGGCAGCTTATTCAGTTGAATCTACACGCTACTGTAATTATGGTAGAAATGATATTATTTTCATCAGACCTGTTTGGTGGTTTGCTAATCTACCAGCACAGGTTCAATGGATATTGGCGATGGAAGCAGCGGAACAACATTATAATGCTTTATTAGAATTGAAGTGGAGGCCAGAACAAGCAAGAGAGGTTCTACCAAATTCACTCAAAACAGAAATTGTTATGACAGCTAATGCGAGGGAATGGAGGCATGTCTTTAGACTCAGAACTCCAAAAGCGTCACATCCACAAATAAGGGAATTAATGCTTTCATGCTTAGAAGGATTCCAAAAAGAAGTTCCGATTATTTTTGACGATATAGGAGACTAAATGAAAATATTGCATTTACCATTGGAGTTCAACAGATTTTTCTCAGCTCGAAAATTTCCATATCCACTCGGAGTTGGGATGATCGAAGGGTTTAAAGATATTGCACACATAACCATCCCGGTTTTTTACAATATGCGTTTACAAAAAGAGGCGCTTGAAACTATCATCGGTGATACGAAATTTGATCAGATCTGGTTAGAAGTAGTTCATTCGCAGGTCTCAGATGAACTATTGGATTGGCTTACAACGCTCGCTCCAATCAGAGTTGGGTTTATGGTAGAAAGTTTGACAATGCATCCAGATGAGTTCATTAGCAGCCCAGTAGGTGCACAAAGAAGAATTGATAATTCTAATCAGAAATTACCATATTTAACGCACTGCGTTGTTACCGATGAAAGAGACTTAGCGGCTTGTAATATTCCAACGATGTTAGGAATCGCGTCTGTCCCACAAAGACTCATTAGAACACCTAGTGGAACAGCGGATGACGCCATATTCTATGGCACTCTGTATGGTGATCGTGGAAATCAAATAAAGAATCTTGAATACGCTTTGAATATAAATCCACCCTCCGCTGAAGATGCTACCAATCTACCACAAGCTTTCAATAACTTACTGGTGAATGAATGGTTAGATTACGATGATTTCTATACGAATTGGTATCAAACAAGACAGGCTCTATATTCTGTATGGATTAATCATTTATATAATCTACCAGGGTGCGGATTTCTGAATCCAAGGCACCGTACCAGCGTATTGTCGAGTAGGGTAATTGAAGGAATGGCTGCTGGTAAGCCAGTAATCTCACCTCTAATGAACAATGCAGTTGACGATCTATTTACAGATTGTGAAGATATTTTATACTATGAAAGTGATCCAGAATTGCTTGAATGTCTGGCCAATTTGAAAGTAGATTCTAAGCTAAGGTTTCGTATTGCTGAAGCGGCCAGAGTGAATCTTTTGGAGAATCATACCACAGAACACCGGGTTAAACAGGTAATAGAATTTACTGGAGGTTAAAATGAATTCCTTAGATAAGCTTATAGAATCTGGTTTGTGTACTAGAGATAGTCCCATTAAGCTCCATCTTGGTTGTGGAGCTACAAAGCTGGATGGCTACATTGATATTGACTATCCCCAGGAAGAACACAACGTTTTTAAAACAGTTGCTGATGCAGAGGCTGATATCGTTAAGGATTTGGTATTCCCAGAAAGTTCAGTGGATGAAATACGGTCTCATCATGTGTTTGAACATTTTTCAAGGGTTATAGCCTTAGCTCAGTTGGTCAAGTGGTACCATTGGGTGAAGATAGACGGTACTTTGATCATTGAAACACCAGATGCCATTGGTAGTGTGGTTCAATTAGCAGATGAAGCGACTGACTATCAGCAGAAGATGGCTATTGTGAGGCATTTGGTCGGCGACCAGGCCGCGAGCTGGGGGTATCATAAGGACATGTGGTTTGGGGAGAGATTTGAAACTACTTTTTCTAAACTGGGTTTCCATGTTACGGATCTTGAATATTCAGAGTGGGATCGTTGGCCTCACTTGCGTAATATAAAGGTTTCTGCTATCAAATTACAAGAAATTCCAGTCCAGGAACAATTTGACTCCTGTTGTGTGTTATTGAAAGATAGTATGGTATCGGAAAGGGAGATAAAAACATTTGAAGAATGGAAGAAACAATTGGTAGGGCATTTGGAAGGATACCTGAAATGAACGAAGACTATAATAAAATAAGAAGAAAGATCGTCGAAACAGCATATAATTCTGGAGAGGGTCACATTGCTTCATCTCTTTCCATAGTGGAATTATTGTATGTTTTGTACAATAATATTCTGACCGGCGATGACTATTTTATACTTTCGAAGGGTCACGCATCGTTGGGATTGTACTCGACCTTGAACCATTTCGGGTATATTACAGACGAAGAACTAAAAACATTTTGCAAAGACTGCACATTACTACCAGGACATCCGGATAGGATTAAATTACCATGCGTTTGTGCTTCAACAGGTTCGCTTGGTCATGGCCTACCCATTGGGGTTGGTATTGCAATGGGCCTGAAAGCTTCTTGTAAGAAAGGGAATGTCTACGTTCTGGTAGGCGATGGCGAAATGAATGAAGGGAGTATATTGGAGGCTGTAAACCTTGCTGCGTATCATAAGTTAGACAATCTTTGTTGTATCGTCGATTGCAATGGCTCTGCGGATAGAGCTTTAACTACACACCTTCCTAGAGTGTTTCACGCTTTTGGTTGGATGGTAGATGAAGTCAGTGGTCATAATCCATTTGACGTTCAGCGTGCCGCGCAAATGGGTAATGTCTTAACTGGAGCACCAAAGTGCGTTGTAGCAATAACCATAAAGGGATGTGGCGTTAGTTTCATAGAGGGATCTCCTCATGAATGGCACCACAAGGCCCTCTCAAAAGAACAATATTTACAGGCTATGGAGGAGCTGAAATGCGGAAACAGTTTGTAAAAACAATAAATAACCTCATGGAGGAAGATGAAGACCTATTTCTTTTATTGGGCGATATCGGCGTGTTTGGATTTCAAGAGGCATTAAAGGAATACCCGCTCAGAGCCCTTAACTTAGGCATATGCGAGCAGGCAATGGTAAGTCTAGCGTCAGGGTTAGCAATGACAGGTTTCGTTCCTGTAGTCCACTCCATTGCGCCTTTTCTGGTAGAGCGGGCGTATGAGCAGTTAAAGATAGATTTTGGTTACCAACAGTTATGTGGCAATTTCGTTTCTGTTGGAGCCAGTTTTGACTACAGCGCACTTGGCTCTACCCATCACTGCCCGGCTGATGTTTCTATTTTAAGTCAGATACCAAATATGCAGATAGCAGTACCGGGAACGGCAAAAGAATTTGATTCGTTGTTTAAGCAGAGTTATGATAATCAGCAACCCACCTACTATCGTTTGTCTGAGCATGTGAACGATAATTCATTAGATGTTAACTTTGGCGATGTGCTGCCAATTTACGGGAATGGTTCAAGGTTTACAGTGCTTGTCGTTGGTCCAGCGTTATCTTATGTAGAAAGATCTGGTTTACTTTACGATCCTAATATTAAAGTTCTGTATTGCAATACGGTTAAACCGTTCTCCGCGCATGATATAGGTACACATATTGAGAGTAACAAACTTTTAGTTGTAGAACCATATTACTCTTCTGGTATTACAGAGAAGATTATAAATACTTTTCCAGGTTTATTTGTAGTCTCCATCGCACCAGCCAGAGTGTTTGTAAATGTGGGATTCGATCTTGAAAAAGTTATGATTGCTAAAATCTTAAATAGGGTAAGGAGTCTAAGATGGTGATGAGCAACGGCGTCATCGAAGCTCTTGAGAAGAGTATGAGACGTGCTCAAGGAATCCCAGACGCTATAATGGATTTTGTAAAACAATTCTGTCAGCCAGGTAAACTCGTTTTTGATGTCGGCGCTAATATCGGAGAGAAGACCAAACTTTTTCTGGCCTGTGGTGCCAATGTTATATGTATCGAACCTCAGCCAGATTGCGTCACTCAATTGGAGCGTAGGTTTGCCGGAAGTATGCATGTGATAATCGAAGCGGTCGGTCTATCAGATAAACAAGGTATGTTGGATATGCAAATTTGTAGTCAAGCAAATACGATCTCCACTTTTTCTGAAAAATGGAAAACTGGCAGATTCAGCGCATATTCTTGGGATAAGATTATTTCGGTTAATGTCACAACTTTAGATGCCTTGATTGATAAATATGGAATACCAACATACTGTAAAATTGATGTAGAAGGTTTCGAATATCAAGTTATAAAAGGATTATCAAAACCAATACCATATTTATCATTTGAGTTTACAACTGAGACGAAGGAAGCCGCGTTTGATTGTATAACATACTTGCTGAAATTGGGTTATTCTGGATTCAATATTGCAATAGGTGAAAATCCAGCGTTACTATTTCCTAAATGGACAACCTCACAAAAGGTGATAGATTATTTAATCAATTCAGAAGACCCGTTATTCTGGGGTGATATTTATGCACAATTTGAATAAGGAGTATACAATGATAGATTTTTTCCCAAGTATTGCCGACAGAGTTCCTAATATTGAACAGCTAGAAGGTAGGAATGTACTGGTTGTTGGTGCTAGTGGATTAATAGGGAATCACATTTTAGCTACGTTGAAAGAAGTTGGTTGTCGCATTTCTGTATTGGTAAATGCGAATACGCCCTTTGTAATTACTGATGCTATTGTTCATGACAGTTGGAAAGACCTGTTAAAAAGTCCAGTTCATTTTGATTATATATTCTATCTAGCTGGGTATGGACAACCACAAAAGTTCATGAATAATAGGTTTGCTACAACACTTTTAAACACAGAATATTTGTATAAGACTATTACTCGTTTGGATTTTAATGGTAGTATTCTATTTGCATCCACCTCTGAGGTTTATAGTGGATTAACGATTGAAGCTGCAGAAGATATGGTAGGTACAACTACTCCTAGTCATTTGCGGTCTTGTTATATTGAAGGGAAAAAGTGTGGCGAATCCCTTATACATTCTCTCAATAACCAGATACATTGCAATGGAAAGATAGCAAGAATAGCATTATCATACGGGCCAGGTGTAAAATATGATGATACCAGAGTTCTTTCTGATTTTATTAGAATGGCTTTGGAAGATGGTGTTATTAAACCCAGAGGTGGATTGAGCGCCGTCAGAACCTATTGCTTTGTGGGTGATACTGTGGAGATGCTTTTTAATATTCTCTTGAACGGAAAAAGTACCGTCTATAACGTTGGTGGGGAAAATTCCATGACTTTAAGGGAATTACTTTACAATGTTGCCTATAAAACCGCTGCGAAGATAAAATTCCCCAATTCTGATAATACAGAGGGAGCGCCAACATTTGTTCACATGTGTACAGATAAATATCACAATGAATTTCCTGATATGAAGTTTACAAATTTTGATATTGGCTTAGAAAGAACTATTGAATGGTGGAAATATTTAAGGAGGAGTTGGATCTTCTAAACTCACAAAAAGATATTATGAGAGAGAAAAGTACTGCCAATTTTTTACAGTAATTGGATTTGACCGGAGCGTACATATGTCATGCTTATTTTTTACTTATTGGTTATTAGTAAGTGGTTATCTATAGGGTGAACATTCAATGGGGGATTTATGAAAAAATTATTAGTGACAGGGGCAGGTGGGCTTTTAGGCAGAGCAATTTGTGATCAAGTTGATATTGCTAGTTTCATGAGTGATAAGATAGCGAATATAGAAGCATACCCACTGGTACATAGTACTTGTGATCTAGTTGATTTTCACGCCACCAAAGCTGTGTTCGATTATATTAAGCCTGATTATGTGATCCATACTGCTGCTGTTGTTGGTGGTATTGGGAGCAATATGAATCATCCTGGCAGGTTTTTTAATACTAATATCAATATCAATAATAATGTATTGGAGGCGGCTAGATTGGCGGGGGTTGAAAAGTTAGTCTCTTACCTTTCGACTTGCGTATTTCCAGATGATGCGCCACACCCATTGAAGGTAGAAGACATTCATGCAGGTCCACCACACCCATCTAATGCTGCTTATGCGCACGCCAAGAGGATGCTAGATGTCCAAAGTAGGGCATACCGAAGTGAGTATGGATGTAATTTTATAACTTTGATACCCTGTAATCTTTACGGCCCTAGAGATAATTATGATTTAGAGAATGGGCATGTCATTCCATCCCTTGTTCATAAAGCATTTCTCGCAAAAAAGATGAATGAACCTCTCTATGTGTGGGGCACAGGTAATCCATTAAGGGAATTTATATACATCGAAGACATGGCTAAAATATCTCTAGAAATGCTGGCCTTCTACAATGAACCTGATCCAATTATTATTTCACCAGATGAAGAGGTGTCCATCGAAGACGTTGTAAAACTGATCGCAGAATACGTTGGTGTACCTAAAGGATATAAATTTCTCACGGATAAACCGGATGGACAATATTCTAAACCGTCTGATAATTCTAAATTTAAGAAGTTATTCTCAACATTTAAATTTACGTCTATAGCCACTGGATTGAATAAGACTATAGATCATTTTCGTTCTGGATTTGAGGATAATGAATGTAAATTAAGAGGTGTTTTTGATTATGAATCGGAGCTACTATGAGCAAGCCAAAAGCATTATTTATTCTTGATAAGTGGTGCTTTGGAAACAAGACCTATGGTATTTCCGAATGGGAAACCAATATCTGGAAATCGTTAGAGTGTACTGATTTAGCGGAAGTGACCACTTTCCATTTTGATGATCGCGTAATAGGAGCGAGAACGCCTGTCGATTCTGAGTTAATAGCTCTATGTACAAGAGATAAGCCTGATTTCATTTGTATTATATTATACAGATTGCCAGGATCACGTAATACAGTACCAACCTATAACACTCTTTCTACACTAGCACGTAGAATGAATATTCCAATAATGGCCATCTGGGGGATATCCAAGGACCTACAAAAAATGTTGAAGCACTACTCCCATACACAAAGCTTAATATATACACAGCACAATATTCAGGAGCAGATAGAATGTCTAATAGCAAAACGTTTTACTACTCTTGGGTTCCTAAAGATGAGCGAACGTTTTATGATTACAAAATAGAAAGAAACATTCCTATTCTCTATATGGGGTCAACTCGTCCTGAACGAACAAGTGCTATAACGAGTATTAAAAATGCAGATATTGACATACTATGTACTGGTGGTGAGCGTGATGCGCATATTATAACATCTGAATATGCAACTATGCTGAACAGAACTAAGATAAATCTAAGCTTTTCTTACAGCGGTAGTTCAGGAATGAATGTAGTAAATGCACGAGTATTTGAAACTATGCTCTGTGGAGCTATGTTGTTAGAACAAAACGGTCAAGAGATACACTGTTTCTATGATCCATTTGAGGATTACGTTCCATTTTGCCCTTTTTCCGACCTAGTTGATAAGGTCAAGTATTATTTGGAACATGATGAAGAACGTTTAGCTATAGCTAAACATGGACACGATAAGACAGTTGAAAGATATAATGCAAAACTGTTTTGGGAATGTGTCATCGAGAGATTACTATAAATATGTTTTTGATCAATAACTACGGGAGCGTTGATTGCGATGAATGATATTTACGATTATGTACAAGCTGAATTTACTAAAATGCAATTGGGTTATAGAACTCTTACAGTAGAAGAGCGTGATAAATGGATTCTGTTTGTACTAGAACATATCAAAGGTTTGGATGCTACTAACATGGCTGGAAGAAAGAGGATTCATGAGTGGCAAGATGGTTGGAAGAATAACAGTATTAATGACATATTTATCCCAAGATATTTTGGGAAATATCCAGTTGTCCGCATGGGTAATGAATTTGTAACATCCACAGAAAGTAAATTTCTAGCATTAGAATATTGCACATTTACGGCTATACAGCGCTACATATTTCCAAAGTACATTTCCAAAGTATCATATGCCTATGAGTTTGGTTGTGGTACTGGACATAATCTATTACGTATTAGTGCTGCTAATACAAAATTGGAATCCATAGTTGGACTTGATTGGGTAGATTCATCATTGGACAACATTAGTGGTATCAGTAAATTCTTAGATAATGTATCTGGTAGAAAGTTTAATATGTTTGAGCCAGATTATTCCTATAAATTAAATGCTGACAGCGTTGTGTGTACAGTAGCATCAATGGAACAGCTTGGTACTGATTTCCAGAAATTTTTTGACTACCTGTTAGCTAATAGGCCAAGATATGTTATTCATATAGAACCTATCAACGAACTACTCAATCCAGAGTCTAATTTGTTGGATTATTTGTCAGTTAATTATGCTAAGAAACGCAATTATTTGGATGGGTATCTTGATTTTCTGAGAACTATGGAAGGTAGAGGTCTACTGAATGTCATTTGTGCAATGAGATCCTACGTAGGTTCATTGTTTATAGATGGTTATTCCATTGTCGTCTGGGAGTGTGTTTAATTCTTTGCAGATACTATCGGTCTTTATCAGGATAGCATCGAGGAGCTTGCTTTGATACATAATACTGCATATGTAATACAGAATGTACTCTTTGAATAGTTTTATTGTCCCACAGCTGTTTCTATACGACTCATTTCTTGAAGATACCGCTCGTTCTATAGTTGTATAGCGTTTATAAAGTGTTTCTAGTATGCTCAATTCAAATTTATCTTTGCATGCACTATCAACAAGCATACTGATATTAGGGGTTATGCATTGTAGTGTACTGTTAAGCGCTGCCGCATGTAACTGGGGTGTATTTTCTGGCAGTTGCCGCATTATTTTATTACAAAAATCCAATGGATATATTGCACAATACACCCATAGCAGTATTGGATTCTCTGGGATATTTCCTAGTTGCAGATTATCAGCGGTTTTGGTGTCTATAACCGTTGCTATTTTATTTGACGCATTCACCATGAAGTTATTATGAGTCCGCATTACTAGCGCATTTATTATATGCTGTATGCTCCCACTATTATTTTCAGCAATAGGAGCATACAGCGGAAGTGTTATCGTTAATTTCACAATTATATCTCTACTCAGGTGTTCTGCGTATCCCCATCTCTTTTCCATTTCTCCTGCATATTTTGTCGTATATCTTTTGTCGAACGATCCTCTGTTGCGCCTGCATCTCTCTCTACAAGGTCAGCCTCTGTCAGTTCTTCTATTCTATCGTATATCTCAGTTAGTTTAACATCAGCGATATCTGGGAGGACTCGTTTTGCCACAACTTTCATAAGCTCTTTCTTAAAAGTCAGCTCTGGTACTATTTTGTTTGCCATTATAGCATTTTCAAGATTTTGAGATAGATCATCAATACTAAAGTCTTTACTTCTTGAAATCAACATACTGTCAAACCAGTTAGATCTCTGTTGCCACTTCAGCCAATATTTGATAATACCCAATTCTGTTTCTGTGACATTTTCACTCTTTTTGGTGAGCACAAGACTAAGCTGTTGATACTCGTATCGTAGTGCTACACCAGACCGTACTTGGTCGCTTGCCTCACTAGCATGAATACCTGATAGATGAGCGAGTTGAAATATCTCATTTATCTTTTTACTAATCCATGCAAGGATGGCATCTACTGGTTCTTTCACCTTTGCTTCGAGCCAGTCAGGCTTACCAGCTTCACCTAATTCTGGATCAAATTCAAGTATTGCTTTAACACCAGACTCGTTACTTGTCGGCTGGCCTTCCTTCTCCATTGGTCGTCGTGCTTGTGGGAAACCAGCAAATTTGAGAACCTCTTCGCCATAAGATATGTTCCTAACAACACTTGCTGTAATCCTTGAAATCTCTTTAATATCAGATGCACCGATATACGGATTCATGATACTTTTAATATTTTGGAACCATACAAATGGTATTTCCCCCAATGGATTCTCGCCAGAATCCAGTAAGATTGGCTCTTCCTGTCCGACCTGCGTTTTATATGTTTGTCCTGGCTCATCTGCCCATTTGTTATCACCAGGTCTTTGTTCATAATCCGTGGTGTCCTTGTGCTTGTGTACACGCATTGGTGATGGATTACCTTCTGGAAGTTTCCATATTTCCCATCTGTCACGCCACCATAAGATATACCTATTATCGAAATCCAGGAGTTTTAAGTAAGTCAGCGTTGGTCTATTAGTGATTGGATCTCTTTCATGATTCCAATCAAGGATATTTGGTAGTGTGAACAGAGCACAGTATGGGTATATTCCCTGAGCAATATCATCTTTGACTATTTTATTTTCTGAGTATGGCTTGTCGATTAGTACACCAACAGCCCCATATATCGCTGCCATTTTTTGCGCTTCATTCAGGAATACATCGAAGTTTGTGCTGTATAAATCACAGTCTTTCGTGAACATCTTCCATAAGGTATCTTCTGATAGTTGATTTAGTTGGCGTACTGCTGGCTTTTCAGTTAGATAAAAG